TCGAAGCTAACAATGATGCTATCGCCAAGATTCAAGCTCTCACTAAGGACAACGAAGAAAAAGCAAACCAAATCCAGAAGATCAAAGAAGTAGCAGAATGGAACGTTTTGGCCCGTGTGACCGATGTTGATAATCCACTTGATCCAACTGTATTTAAGCGTGGACTTGAACTCGTAGACCTTGGAGAAACTGGTAAGACTTACCAACCACAAGAGATCTTTACGGTTGAAGATCCAAGCCACACAGAAGCCTTCGGAGAAGGAAAGCGTGTCATGATCCAAGTAAATGATCAATTTACTTACCAAGGCGAAACCTTGGATCAATTAAACAGTCTTTACCGAAATGGCAAAATTGGTATCTGGAAATGGACTAAACCAAAAGAAGAGAAGGAAGAGAAGCCAGGACAACCTTCTGGTGACCTTGAAACTCAACCAGTGGCGACAGCTACACCACAACCAGTACTTTAATTAGAGAGGGGCGTGATCTATGATCCACTTTACACCAGAGGATATCTCGATGATGGTCGGATTCATCGGGATCTTACTTGGAATTTACGGAAATTTTAAAGGAAGTGTCGTGGCGCAGGAAAAACGTATGGTCGTGATTGAGAAAGACATCGAGAACATGCGTGATTTCCGTCTTACTGCCGTTAGACGATTAGATAACCACGATGAACAGAATAAGTCTCTATTGATCCTCGCAGAGCAGGTCAAAGCCCTGAGCGAGGATATGAAAGAACTTAAAGCATTAATCCAAAATAAAAATAATTAAGAGGTAACATTATGAATAAAATTAACTGGAATGTACGTTTGAAAAATAAAAACTTTTGGCTTGCCCTTGTGCCTGCCTTGGCCTTGTTATTTCAAGCCTTTGCCGACATCTTTGGCATCAAATTGGAATTTGGCCAAACGATTGATAAAGTCCTTGTATTTATCAATGTATTGTTTGCATTCTTCGTTTTGGTCGGAGTGGTCAACGATCCAACTACTGCTGGATTGAGCGATAGTGAACGTGCGTTAGGTTATGAAGAACCTAACCAAGATTAATATTTTCGTACTAGCGACTATCTTCTTTTGGATAGTCGCTTTTGATTTTAGAAAGGATTGAAAAAACATGAGTGTACAACAATCTATAGTTAACGGTTTTACAAGCCGTCGTGGGCTGATTACATATTCGATGTTAGGTTCTCGCAACGGTTCAGATGGGACAGGGGATTGCTCTGGTATCATGTCGCAAGTATTGAAAGAATCGGGTATCCCAATTCAAGGTTTGCCATCAACAGTGACACTTGGACAGCAACTCGCAAATAACGGCTTCTATCGTGTGAGCCGTAACCAACCATGGGACGCTCAAATGGCCGATATTATTCTAATGTCATGGGGTGCTGACATGTCTTCATCTGGTGGCGCTGGTGGGCATGTCGGGGCGATGATCGATGATACATACTTCATTTCTTGCGACTATTCGACACAAGGAGCAGTCGGACAAGCTATCAATACCTATCCTTGGAACGACTACTACAGCTGGAATAAACCAACTTATATCGAGGTTTGGCGATATGCTGACACAGCACCACAGACAAACAACCAAGCAAACACATCCGTACAACCGCAAGAAAAAGCTTACTACGAAGCAAATGAGGTCAAATACATTAATGGTATCTGGCAAATTAAATGTGACTATCTAGCGCCCGTTGGTTTCGATTGGACTGAAAACGGTATTCCCGTTTCGATGGTAAACTGGGTCGATAAGGACGGAAACAACTTACCAGACGGAGCGGATCAAGACTTTAAAGCCGGAATGTACTTTAGCTTCGAGCTTGATGAAGCTCACATCACGGACACTGGCAAAGGTGGCTATTATGGTGGCTATTATTGGCGATTGTTTGAATTTGGCCAATTTGGACCAGTCTGGATTTCGTGTTGGGACAAGGACGATCTGGTGAATTATTATAGCTGAGGTGGTGAATTATGCGCATTAATTCAACGAACCTAAAACAATTTGAAGGAGGGGCGGTCGTCAAGCAAGGCGACTCTGCCTCTCTCTTTGGATATGAGCTATTGGATGAGCAAATGCGTCCAATTAGTGATCTAAACGGCAAAAATGCTACAATTCGAATCTTTAATCAAAAGGGAAAGGCAACGTTTGAGAGTACAGTAGACAAATCTAAAGTTACTTTTAAAATAAGCAAGCCACTTCCGATTGGATCTTATCTGGTCGAAGTTGTTTGCGATGGCTATATCTTCCCAAGTGACCGCTCGACACGCTTGGACATTACCCGTTCAGCAGACGAATTTACGAGCGAGCAAGTCCTCGCACTTGTTAAAAACGACGTCAAGGAAGAGATCGATAAGTATATTTCAGCGCACCCAAACGGTCCACAGACGGAAGAATTGCCAGATTTAACCGTACTATACAATCTAGCTAAAATTTAGGAGAAAAATATGACTTTAAACACAGAAAAATTAACACAATTTGCACAAGCTGTCGGTGCTGACGTCAAAGAAATCAAAACGACACTCGCCAACAAAGCAGATAAGTCTGAAATCGGCCAAGGCGGGATCACTCAGCAACAACTGGACACGGCTATCGCTGGGGTCAAAACTGCAATCCTTGGTGAAGGTGTACCGGAAGAATTGGACACTTTGAAAGAAATCGCAGATAAAATCAAAGCTGGCGAGAATCCAGATAGCGCTATCGTGTCTAAAATGACAGAGCTTGGCCAAAAATTCACTGACCTTGAAAATACTGACTTCGTACAAATCTATACAACGGCTAAAAATACCCTCTAAGGAGGCGCTGAATGGATAAATTAAAGAAAGCTATAGAATCCATTGGTCGTGATATTGGGACGCTTCAAGCTAATCAAGGCGGAGCGTTGCAAACTTCCAAAGCTTACGAGTTGTTTCCAACGTATGCCACGTTACAAGCACAGATGACCACGAATATCAAGGAGAAGCACGTAGACCTCGGTCTGGACGCTCTCATCGATACAAAATTACAAAACGGTGGCGATCCGTTTATCACAAGATCCAAGTTACCAACGATTGACACTAGTCAGCTTGCGTCAAAAAACGACTTGGAAGAGTTGAAGCGCTCGGTCGGAGCTGGAAGTGGTGCGAATACCGAATTAAAAGGGCAAGGATTCCCGTACAATCTCAATGCAGAAATCGGTACAATATATACCGATACCACAGCAAAGAACGGAGCGGTGAAGTGGATCAAAAAATCTGCTGGAACCGGCTCTAACGCTTGGGCTGTCTTGTTTGGCGATGTCAAACACAAGCCAAGAATTTCATCGAGTCAAAATAATGCCTACGTGGAATTTAGACGCATAAATTCAACGGTAGAGGTTGGTTTTGGTGGTCTCTCTTGGGGCTGGTTTGGAATCGTGAGACGAGGTGCGCCCAGTTACATTCCACAGGGGTCTGACCGTGAGCGTAACGTGGTGATCTTAAACGTCGGAGGTATACCCGTCGGATTTCGTGCTACAAGCTCAAAACTGGGCGTTATGACGAACGACAAGGGCAAGCGCCTTGGCACTTTTTATTTAGGCGGACCGGGTGACGGCAACCAGCTACGCTTACAATTTGATGATCCCGTACCTACTGATAGAGATATCGGAGACTTGCGATTTACTGATATGTCGTATATCACAGATGATCCTTGGCCAGAGACTCTATAATACATAAACATATAAGACACACACCCTCCCATTTAGGGAGGGCTTTTTTTGTGCGCTGAAACTAGTTCCAGAATTAAAAAATCTTTAATTATTTTGATAAAAAGCGTTGACATTATACATAATAAAGTGTATAATAAAGACATAAAGATAAGAAACACGGAGAAACAAAAATGGAAAACAACGTAAAAAGCTGGGAAATGGAAAAAGCAATCGTAGGCGAAACAATCGAAATGCCTTATAGCAAACGCCAAGGCGCTTGGGTAGCAGAAGTTGTCGGAACTCACCCAGTATACAAACTAGATCGCAAATTTGTTGATGCTAAAGAAGATGATGGTGCAGTAAAAACTTGGGAAATCGAAGAAAACAAAATCTACTGCATTTGCCCTAGCACAAAAGCAAAAGAACAATATTTTGTAAAACTAGAAAATGGTGTCCTAAACGAATTTACAAAATCAGAAGTTGAAGAAATGGTAAAATAGAGATGATTGAAGCAATCAAAAAAGAAATTGAAAAGATATTAAAGAGTGATGAAACATCGTATCGTATATCAAAGGAAACAGGGATAGCGGTACAAGTAATTGATCGTTATCGTCACGGGAAAAGTAAGATCGAAAATATGACATTAAAAAATGCAGAAAGAATATTAAAATTCGGCAAATAAAAGCAACAAAACCCTTGACAATATACACAATAAAGTGTATAATATAGATAAAGATAAGGGAAGAGGAAAATAAAAATGACAGTCGAAGAAATCTTAAAAGCGATCAAAGAAAATGAATACGAATTTTATGGTATCCGTGGCTGGAACGAACAATACCAAATCGGAGAAATCTTACCAGAATCAGTTGAATGGGACTATGAATATGATCAACCAACAGACAACAAAGTTGGTGGAACTTGTACAACTTTAATCGACTTTTACCAAGGGGTTGACGAAGATGAAGAAGTCATCGAAGCAATCGAAAAAGCGTTAGAAATCCAAAACAGATGTTACTGCTACACCAATCTTTACTTGATCGGTAGCAACAACAGAAACCCATACAATGCTTACGAAGCAGACGAAAACGAAGCAATCCTAGCAGACGCAACAGTGATCGCAAAGATTAAATAAAAACAACCACTCGTTATGAGTGGTTTTTTCTGTTATAACTGCAATCAAATGACTACGTAATCGAATACGTTTTTATTTGTTTGAGCGATATGTGACCATACCCAAAATATAATAAAATCAACTAACCACATCTAACGGATATCTAATGGTAATCGTTTTAAAATTTTGGTATAAATAAAGTATTTTTGTAACAAAAAGCGATGATTGTATAACCATCACTTTTCTTCTTTAAACCGATTAGCGTATTCTGTC